TGCCGGCGGTAGCCGTGGTCGGCGCCGGCGGAGAGGCAGCCTTACGACCACTCTCCCAGCTGTTGCCGTCCCAATAGGCCTCGCTTGAATCGCGGAGGACCACATACTGTCCAGTCGTCCAGGCAGTAGTGTTCCCCAGCGCCCCGGCGTTCGTCAATGCTTCCAGGTTCAGCGGCCGCGTCCCGTTGGTCGGCGTGACCGTGGCCGGCGTGCCGGCGACGATCGCGGTCAGCGGGATGCCCTGGTTGTTGAAGCAGCCCCGCAGACCCACCGGCGCGTCGGTGGACCGGGCGTACAAGTACGGCCGGTCCACGTAGGTGGGGAACGCCCAGTCCCAGGCCGTCGCGCTGGGCAGCGGGGTGATCCCCGACGTGTCCAGGTTGGGGCCGGTGCCGAACTGGAGGTTGCCGCCGCCGACACCGCTGAACACGGTGGCCAGCGACCCGTTCTCGACGACCCGGTCGCCGTCCAGCGCGAACTGCTGGAACGGGAAGACGTAGTGCCAGTAGGGCTGGGCGCTGGCGGCCTTGCCGTTGACCACGGCCTGCGCCCAGACCTCGACGGCGACGCCGTACGGGGCACCCTGGACGCCGATGGATTCGGCTGCGTAACCGACGGCCGCGGTCTCCCCGGCGAGCGTGCTGGGTGGGGCCAGGGCGCTGCCGTAGGCGGCGGTGAGTACGTCACCGCCGACCATCATCTCGGTGAGCACCGGGTCGGGGTCGCACAACTCGATCTTGACCGCGACGTTCTTGAGGGTGTCGGGCATCTTGAAGTAGGTGCACACTTCGCCGGCCGCGTTCTTGACCTCGATCTCGTCGCCCGTGCTGTACGCCGGGGTGAAGGTGAGGTTGATGAAGCCGCCGGTGATGTAGGCGTCGCACGCCGAGCCCACCTCGGGTGTGCCGTCGATCGCCAGGCGCGTGACGCGCAGCGCCACGCCCCTGACCGACCCTGCGTTTTCCTGCCGGTATCCGGCCATGTGTCAGATCCTTTCTCGCTCAGTCCTCTCGAGAAGGGGGATCAGACGCCGGCCGGGTAGCCGCCGGTGTAGCTGACGGTGGAGGTGACCCACAGGGATTCCCCGCCGATCTTGGCCGCGGCCTCGAAGGTCTCGGAGAACTGCATGTAGTCGTTGGTCCGGACCAGGGTGGAGTCGCGCACGACACCCAGGTCCAGCGAGCCGCCGTCCAGGAACAGCCAGGACCCCTCGGGGAACACCGCCCATTCGACGCTGGTCGGGAACGTCGGCATCGTGGCGCCGGAGATGGCGTTGAAGAACCCGCCGCCATTGGTCGCCGGCACCGCGCTGTCCAGCGCGAACGTGACGTTGAGGTTCCGCCGGGCGAAGAACTCCCGGATGACGGCCTCGGTCACGCCGTAGTGGTCGGCGAAGTCGCGGCCCCAGTCCGGTCCGGACAGCAGGTCGGTGCGCAGGGCGTCGATGATCCAGGCCGGCATGATGACCCGCAGCGGCGCGTTCTTGATGCGGTAGCGGTCCCGGTAGTAGGCAGTGATCTTGCCGACCGCCGTCATCAGGTCCTTGACCGCGCCCCATGCGGTGCCGCCGTCGGTGACCGCGGTGCTACCGGCCTTGATCTGCGCCAACAGCGCGGAGTCGGCGAGGCGGGCCTGGGCGACGTTGGCCAGCTTGACGTTGGCGGCGGCAACTTCGGGGAAGATCCGGGTCTGCAGCACGCCGAAAGTCAGACACATCGTGATGGCCTGCAGCTCGGCGGTTTGCTCCGGCGGGCAGTTGATCCGCCCGCACACCTTCCAGGTGGCGGTGTTCGCCGCGTCGGCGGCAGTGTCGTCGGCGCAGGTCCAGAAGCCCAGAGCGCCCTGCACGTCAGCCAGGGCGGGCCCGGCGTAGAACCGGATGCCGCCGCGGTCGGCGCGGAAGCTGGCCAGCGCGTCCCGGACCGGCCGGTCGGTGACGCCGCCGTTGTCCCACAGGTCGTAGCGGGTGACCAGCGGGGCGCAGCAGCCGCCGGCGGCAGTGATGGAATCGGTCGGGTGCACGAAGGCATCGGGGCTGGTGACCGCCTCGATCTTCTCCATGTTGGCCTTCCAGTCGCCCATGTCGAGCAGCCGGCTGGAGTCGACCTCGGGCGCCTTGACGGAGGCGATGACGATCTGTTCGCCGCCGCCGTTGCCGCGCAGATTCAGCAGCGTGTTGAGCCGCTTGGTGTAGGCGGCGGCGAAGGTCTCCGGGTCGTCGAACACGGTGCCGGCGGTGTAGCCGGGAATGTCGGCGCCGGCCATCACGACCGGGCGGGCGCTGGCCACGACCGGCTTCGCGTCCTCGGGGACCTGGGTGACTAGAGTGCTGGCGGATGCGGCCACAGGGAGAGCCTCCTGCTGGACTGGTGTATCGGACGTGGGGGCGACGATGGTGACGGTCGCACCGGGCTGAGTGCCGGTGGTGGCCGGCGGATCGGTGACCAGGGCGACGGTGGCGGCGGGCGGTGCCTCGGCAGGCGCCTCTGCCACCGGTCCTGCCGGCTGGGTCGGGGCCGCCGGAGCTTCGGCGGGCGCCTCTGCCTTGGCCTCCTTGACCTCCTCGGCCGCCGGCTCCGCAGGGGCGGCCGGAGCGTCGGGCTTGGCCTCGGCGACCTGGACAGGCTCGGGCGCAGGGGTGGCATTGGTGACGGTGTCGAGATGATCGGCGAGCGCGGAGAGCTCGTCCAGCGTCACGTCATCATCGCTGTCGGCCGCGGTGAACTCGGCGAGAACCCGCTTGCGCAGGTCGGCCAGCTGGGGGGCCGTGAGCTTGCTCAGATCAGCGAGCTCGGTGGAGAAATCGACAGGTGTGCGGGCCATGAGGAGCGCCTCCGGGCTGGGCAACAAGGGCCATCGGGAGGTACCGCTTCTCCGGGATGGTCACGGCGAAGCTGGGCGCTCGTCGGTCACCATAACACCGGGTCACGCGCAGTGACAGCCCATCAGGGCCGCAGGCGGATGAAGCCGCCCGGGAAGGTCAGGGTCTCGGTGGGCGTGACCACGATGAGGTCGACCCAGGATGTCGTGGTCACGACGTGTGCCGGTGCGGGACTCGGGTAGTCGGGCCCGGCGAAGAGCCCTGTGACCACGTTGGTGCCGATGTCCAGCGGTAGTCGGGGCCCGCCCTCGATGCTGGCGTAGACCTGATCGACGCCGTCGGTGACACCCGTGGTGTCCCAAGCGATATGGACGCGGTCGGTCCGATTCAGGTCCTGCACCTGCGGTGCGCAGTACGTCATGACTCACCCTCTGCTGACTTGGTGCGGCCGGCGGATGGAGACGGACCCCGCGACCGCCGGTGGTCCGACACTGATCGGCGGGCGCCTGCTTCCCCCGATCGCAGGGCCCGTCCGGTGGGGGTTCTGGACTGAGATGATCGGGCCGGTAAAGGCCCCGGTGACGGCGAATCCGCCGGCCGTGACTGTCGCACGAACCAACAGCGCGCCCGGGGACGTGGCGGTGACGGCGCCGCTGGCATCGATCGAGGCGGCCACCGCGACCGCAGCGATCCCCACCTGGCCGGTCAGTGCGCCGGTGACTGTCACCGCAGTGGCGACAGACAGTACGGCCGGCGACCGGAGCCCTGCCTGACCGAGAGCGATCAGGGCCGCCGATGCCGCCAGTGAGGCGGCCGTGGATCGATCGCTGGCGCCGGTGGCGAGAACGACGACGGTGACGGGCAGCGTGGCGCCGGCCGCGGCGGCAACGTTGCCGGTGGTACTGATCGTTGCGGTGACGGTCCTGGTGCCCGGGCCGCCGCCGGCGCTGGTGTAGCCCGGGGTCACGGCGGCCGTCGCGGTAAGGCTGGCTGATCCGCTCCGGCCGACCGCGCCGGCCGCAACGACCGAAGCGGTGACGGTCAGGCTGGCCGTACCAGTGGCGGCCAAGTTGCCGGCGGCGGTGATGGCTGCGGTGACCGGGCGCGTGGCGCCTGACTGCTGACCAGCCCCACCGCTGACGGCAGCCGTGGCGGCGACGCTGGCTCCGCTGGACAGCCCGGTCGCGCCGGTCGGGCTGATCGTCGCCGTGCCGGTCAGGCTGGCGGGCGACGCGCTGCCGGACGAGGTCGCGAGGATAGTGGCGGTCGCGGTCAGGGCGGCCCCGGTGGACCGGGCGACCTGACCGGCGGCAGATACAGCGGCCGTCGCCGATACGGCCGCACCGCCGCCGGTCGCCAGCTGCTGGGCGGGGGTGCCCGCGGCGATGGCAGTGCGGGCGCCACCGGTCCCCAGACCGGCCGACCCGGTCGCACTGACGGAGGCGGTGGCCGAACTGGCGGCAGTCGTGGATGCCGCCGCAACACCGGACGGGGAGACCGCTGCGCTGACAGTGAGCGCGGCACCGGTTGACGCGGCCACCTGCCCAGCCGCGGACACTGATGCCGTAGCGGTCAGGGACGCGCCGTTCGTCGACGTCGCCAGGCCTGCCGAGGTCAAGCCGGCGGAGGCGGATACGGCGGCGCCGGTCGACAGCCCGGCCGCGCCGGTGGTGGCAATGGTGGCCGCGGCGCTGGGATTCGCGCCGCGATCGAGCGCAGCGACACCAGTCGCGGTGACCGCGGCCGCTGCGGACACCGCACTGCCGGTGCTGCGTTGGTTCGCGCCGATGACAACGACAGTGGCCGTGGCAGTCAGGGCCGCGCCCGTCGCGGTGGCGACGGTACCGCTGGCGGTGACCGAGGCGACGGCGCCCAGGGATGCCGTCTGACTGACGCCGGTTGCGCCCGTCGCGGTGACGGCGGCGGTCGCGGCGATGGCCGCGCCGGTCGATAGCCCGGTCGAACCAGCAGCGGAGATGGTCGCCACCGCGGCGAGTGCGGCATCACCGGTCGCCGCGAGCGTGCCGCTGGCAGTGACCGTGGCCGAGGCAGCCAGCGTCGACGTGCCGTTGTAGTTCGTGACACCGCCGACCGGTATCGGCGGCGTGACGATTCGGGATGTCGGCCCAGGCTGATGCCTGGCGTGCGGGAGGGGGTAGCGGATCAGGCTGGCCATTCCCTACCTCCGATCCGCGTTACCGCATCATAGGGAGGCGACCCTGACGTGGGGGCCTACTCTTCCCACACCAGCGTGGCCTCACAGACCTGGCCGGTCCCGGTGGACACCAGCACGGCCAACCCTGCGTTCGCGGTCATCGGGATGATGATCCCGGCGTCGGGGAACGTGAGGACCACGCCGGAGCCGATGGCCGCGCCAAGGACCATTCGCTCCAGATCACCGGTGGTGACCGTCGGCGCCACCGTGTGCGTGTTGAATCCCTGCGCGATGCTGGCGGGGTCCTCGAAGACCTCCGGCATCTCCGTCAGCGCAGCTCCCTGCGTGCCTGTCGTCGTGACCCGGACCAGCTTGAGCTGCACCGCCGTCGACGTCGTGTTGAACAGGTGCAGCTCACGCAGCCGGGGCCGGACCGACGCCGACCCGTACAGGCTGATGATCGGCAGGGTCGTGCTGCCAGCGCCGGTGAGCGCTGAGACCCGGTACTTGGTCATGGTGGTTCCTCCGTTACCTGTAGCTAAGTGGTGCCATGACCAGGTCCGGCAGGCCAGCCGCAGCAGCGGCCCCTACCGGAGTATTCATCCACGTCGTGACGGTGGCCGCGTTCTGCGTGTCCGAGAACAGGCGCAAATCGTCGATGACGCCCGGGAACGCGTCGTCACCACCGGCCGCGCCGGCGACGACGAAACTGGCATTGACACCCCAGTTGACCGCGGAGCCGGCGCCGCTCGATCCGGACGCGACCCCGTTGACGAACGCTTGTGTTCGGCTGATCGCGACGTGATACCAGATGCCCGTGGACAGGTTCGACGCCGTCGCGATGCCGGCGCATTCGACGTGCATCGATCCGTTCGCGCCGGTGATCTCGAAGAACACGGAGCCGGTGGAGCTGTCGACGACGAGAGTCGACCAGGCCGCCGGCGCCGAGTTGAGCTTGATCCAACACATGATGGTCCACGCCGTTTGGCTCGTGTTCGGCGCGATTTGGCCCGAGAACGACCCGGACGTGCCCAGAACACCCGACCCGGTGTGGCCCGAGGCCGTCCACGGCGACCCCGACGCCGTCAGGGTATGCCCGGCCCCCGACGAGTCGGCCGTCGTCGTCCCGGACCCCTCGCTGAACCCGTACTCGGCCAGCAGCGGCATAGCCGCCTACCTACTGCAAACCGGTGAGGCGCCGCGCGAAGAACAGGAAGTCGTCGGCATTCGGAACCGTCGCCTGGCCGTTGGCGACGTTGCGCAGGACCGCCAGGGCATTGAACGCGGACTTGATCGTGGCGACCTCGTCGGTGGTGTAGCCCTTGGCAGTCATATCCTGGTCGCTGGTCGCGTCCAACCACGTGTCGATCCGTACCGCGGCGTCGAGGCTGTCCCGGATGACGACGATGAGGCTGCCGATCCGCGCGTCGATGTCGTTCTTCGTGGTCGGAAAACCAGCCACCGGACGCCTCCTATCGCACGCCGGTCAGGCGACCGGCATTGTAGAAAAAGTTGTTGTTGCCGACCTGCTGGGCCTGGCCGAGCGCGATCTGCCGCAACTTGTCCAGGTCGAAGATCGCCGCCCGCAGCACGGTGACCTCACCCGCGGAATAGCCGCGGGCCGTCAGGTCGGCGTCGGACTGACCATCCAACCACAGCTTGAACTCGCCGACCTTGCGCAGCGACTCCCGCACGTCGAACACCAGCTGCCCGGCCTGCGAATCGACCGCCAGCTTGTCCGACGCCCACCCGACCGCCATCAGGCGGCGATCGGGGTCAGCGAGAAGGTGAGGGACGTGAGCGTGAACGTGTTGCCGCTGGCCCATGCCTGCGTAGCACTCAGCGCCGCTGAGTAGTCGAAGTTTCCAGCGGATGAGGCATCCCACACACTGATATGCGAAAGGGTCTCGCTGGTACCACCATTCGTCCACACCGGAGCGGTACCGGTGAGCGACATGGAGCCCGCGGACGGCGCAGCGAAGTTGACGGCCTTCCGGGTCGCGTCTCCCGCGGCTGCGTTGTTGGCACCTGCAGCACCAGGGTCGCCGACGTGCAGCTTGGCGAACTGGCTTGTCAGTGCGGTGAAGGAGGTGGCGCCAGTGCCCTTGATGGCCGTGAGCCAGCCGTTCGCGAGGTTCGTGGCCGAGAGTCCGACGGTCATTGGTTGTCCTGCCCTTCTAGGAGCCGTTGTGCTTCTTCACCCGAGACGACGTAGCTGGATTCGGCCACGGGTGAGTTGAGGAGGTTGCCGTCGGCATCCCGAACCTCGCCCTCCGCGCGGATCGTCAGTGCCCACTGGGTGGGATCCTGGGGAGTGCTCATCGGACACCTCGGCGGGTGGCGCGGACGCTGACGAATACGCCGCTCGGTCCAGTGAAGCCGAGTACATGAACACGGAAGTACCGCGCGGTTAGGTCTACGCGGCCCACGGTGCTGCGGTAGTGCGCCCCGCCGGGTGCCAGGTTGTCAACAACTGGTGGTAGCAGAGTCCAGGCCGCCGGTGCAGGTTCGGTCGTCGACGCGCGGTACATCCCTTCCTCGACGGCAGCGCGGTCAGGGGCGTTAGGCGCATAGACGGCTACGGAGATCGACTGGATGTCTCCCACAGGAATCCAATCGCTGACCCAGTTGTAGGCACTCACATCGTCTGGGCCGGTGGTGGTGCCCTCGGCTTCGAGGATCAGCTCGTCGTGCGCAGTGGGTGGGTAGGCCATCTTAGTTGCCTGCCCCTCGCCAGTTGTCCGGGATCAGGTCGGGCCGCTTGAGCTTGTAGGCCATCGAGATGATGTGCTTCTTCGCCGCGGGCTTGTCGCCGGCCCGGCCGAACGCCTGGATGGCCTTCTTGAGATCGGCCACGTTCCCGATCGGGAAGCTGTCGGTGCCCGAGATCGTCGACTTGCCGGCGGCCTGGACGGCGGACCCGGCCGTCGACTTGCCGACCCGATCCCGCAGGGCCTGCCGCTTGGCCTGCTCGAGCTCGGTGCGCACCCTGGCGACGCGCGCCGCCTTGGCCAGATCGTCGGCGGACGGCTCGGGCTCCTCGGCCGGCGCCTCGGCCGCGGGCTCGACCACCTCGAGCTGGCCGACCTCGGCGGCTGCCGGGGCCTCGGCAGCAATGCTGGCGGTCAGCTGCTCCAACCGATCGATCCGGTTGATCAGGGCTGCGTCAGCCCGCTGGGAGAGCAGGAGCTCGGCCATCTGTCGGGCGCCCGCTGCCACCAGAGCCTCGACGGACCCGCCGGCGAAGTAGGCCGACGCAGCAATGGGGAACCCCTGAACATTGACGTGGCAGGCGGCGACCAGCTCCAGCTCGCCGTTGATTCGGCGCCAGTCGCCGGACGGCGGCGATGCGCGCATGATGCGGATCTGCTCGGGTGTGACGTTCGGACGGAGAGCACCCGCGGCCCAGATTCCATGCTTGTCCTCGCCGACCGCCACATCCGCGACGGCGCTGTTGGTGTCGTCGTAGTGCTTGACCACGGAGGCCACGTTCGCGTCCATCGGGGCATGGCCGCCGCCCAGGGTCAGCTGGCCGACCCGCACGTTCTGGCCGCTGGCGGTGACCAGCTGCCCGGTGCGGAAGTAGGCGTAGTTGCCCGTCCGGTTCTTCGGCGCGGTGACATCCCCGGCCATGCCGATGTGCGTTACCCCCCACGGCGCGATGTGGCCGTAAACCCGGCCCTCGTCGGTGACCGTCAGGGTCGTGTGTTTGGTCAGGCCCGGGTCGGCGAACCACTCGTCCGGCGGGGATGTGGGGATGGCGCCGGCGGTCACCGCCTGCAGGAGCTTGTCGTCTGGTTCGGTCTCGGTGTAGACACCGTCGGTCAGGGTGTCGGTCATCGTTGGCTTCCCTTCGGTGTCGCCTGTGATCCGTCCGGACCGCAGGGCGTCGAGCAGAGCGGCCTCCGGCGACGCGGAGCTGAACAGGCCGCCGCGGCCATTGCCACCGACATTGAAGCGAGAACCCGTCCATACGCCCGTGTTCCGCTTGTGCAAGTTCTGGCAGTAGCCCCATGCGCGGACGCCCATGTACTTCCGTAGGTGCCGGTAGCACCTCTTGGCATCCCCTGGGGTCAGCCAGCGGATCTTCGCGGCCCCGCGGCCGGTCGACCAGTACCGCCGTAGCTTCTCGGCCCGCGGATCCGGGCTGACGGTCAGCGGTGCGTCCGCAACCACGGCGTCCGGTGCGGCCGATGCCGTGATCTGCCGGACGACCTCGCGGTGCTGGTCCTCATCCAGCTGCACCATGAGCTGGCCGGCGGCAGCCAGCACGCTGTCACTCCAGGGCGCCCACTCGCCACCCGCCAACCGCTGCGGCCGTTCGCCGGGCTGGACCCGGTACAGGTCCATGACGGCGCCCTGGTCGACGTCGTGCACCAGGGCGTAGATCCGCTCGGAGAAATCTTGGGGGGTGGCGGCCAGGCCGGCACTTATGACCTGCTCGATCGGCTCCGAGGTGACGCAGTCCGACGGCGCCAGGAACGCGATCGGCTGGCCGTACAACCGCAGCAGTCCAGCCGCGCCGCCGGCCAGCGCCGCGGCCAACTCGGCCGCGGTATCGGTGTCTAGGACCTCCACCGTCGCCGGGGTGAGCGGCAGCCATGAACCGTCCGCGGTGAACGACTCGTAGGGTCCGTCGTCGACCCGGCGAGCCAGTCCGGTCAGCAGATCGGGGTTGTCCGGGTCGGGCATCCCGTAGAACCCGGTGTCCGCACACTCGGTGCAGCCCAGGGTGCTAACGGTCTCGGCTTCGACCGAAGCCACCAGCGACGCCAGGGTGGAGCGGGCCCAGGAGCCGGCCCGCTCGTCGCACTCCAGCCGGAACAGGTCCCAGGCGGTGACCTCGGGGCCCAGGTGCTCGCGCAGACTCCGCGGCACCCGGTAGGTCCGCTCATAGCCGGCCATGGTCTGCGGCATAGTCATGACGCGGCCCACCCGGCCGGGATCTGATCAGACCGGCCCAGGGCGACCGCCCGCTTCATCGCGTACCACCGGGCTCCCGGGTGCTGCTCGGCGTGCCGGATACACAGCGGCAGGTCCATCGGTTCCAGCACCGGCGGGATGGTCAGGCCCGACGAGATGAGGGCCTCTTCGTCGTCGTCCAGTTCGTCGTCCAGCACCGGCTCACCGACCTGCAGTAGGTAGGCCTCGTGCTGCCCTCCGCGCCAGAACCCGATCGCACCGAACTCGACCGACTCGATGCCGGCGGCCGGGAGGCCCTTGCCGTAGGCGATGGTCAGGTGCGGCACCCAGTGCGGGAACTGCTCGGCCTGCAGGTAGGCGTCCTGCACGGCCGGGTGATCGAACAGGTCCCGCCGCAGGCCGGCCAGAGCCATGGATTCCAGGATCAGGACGCCGGCGTCCTCCGATCCGAGGACGGCACGGCCGCTGACCTTGGCGGTGAACGGCGCGGTGCTGTCGGCGACGTCGGCCGTGTGCGTACGGATGGCCTCGGTGGTATCGGGCGAGAGCGTGGCCATGTCGCCGAACCAGAGCAGCGTGACATGCGCCTGCTCCTCTTCGGAGGCTGCGTTGACTGGGTCGGCGCCGGTCGGGGTGGCCACGAGCAGCGCGCCGGTGTGCGGGACGTCTTCGCTCACGTCACACCGACCTGCTTGATCGCGGTTCGCTGCGGGTCGGCGGGCGGCTGCGCAGCGGTCTGCTGCGGGAACTGGACTACGTTCGCCTGGTCGGTCTGCCCGAATCCCAGGGGCTTGGGCTGGGATTCGGGCAGATCGGCCAGCACGGTCGGGAATGCCTTCCGCAGTAGCGCGATGAGAGCCTGCTCGGGGATGACGGTGGCCTTGCTTAGTAGCAGGTCGGCCCGCTCCTGCTCTGTTGGTGCGTCGGCCTCGGAATAGCCGTGCTCCCGACGCCACGCGGCCGGCGACAGAAGCCCCCGGTCCAGGCCTTCGGTTGCCTCGTCGGCGCTGTTCGGCCGGGTGACGATCTCGCTGGGGTCGTACCAGATGACGACCTTGGCGATCTCGTCGGGCGTGAAGCCCATGGCCAGCAGCCGCGGGTGCAGGTACACCGCGGTGAAGGCGTCGGCGGCGATCAGGGCCAGGGGTTCGATGCTGGCCTTGTACATGCCCTCGTCGATGACGACCGCGTTGCTGTACTTGACCTGCTGCATGCCGGTGATGATTTCCTTGGGCATGTCGATGCCCTGCAGGATCCGGTCGAGCACCTTCTCGACGCGATCGGTCAGGCTAGCCTCGTTGGGCCGGTCGAACGTGATGTGCCGGATCTTGGCGCCCTCGTCGCCTGGGCCCGTCGCAAGCATCGGCACGACGGTCGCGGCGCTGGTCTCGTCGTTGATCGGCGCCGTCAGGTTCTCGACCATGTCCGACATGAACTTGCCGCTGGGGTCGTCCGTGTTGCTCGCCAGGAGGGCGGTGAACGGGTCCTCCTCGGTGCCCTCCTCGGCCGCGGTGACCGGCTCGGCCTTGCGCTTCGGGTTGACCGCGCTGGCCACGCCGTCAGGCACGAACAAAATGCCGGCGTTGAGCTTGCTCCGGGCCGTCCCGCGGACCAGCCGCTGCAGCATCAGCAGTTCGTCGACGGCGTCGGCCACGCCGAGCATGGAGCTGTCCGGTTCCATGCTGTGCTGCGGGTGTCGGCGCCAGATCCGCGCGATGTAGGTGCCCGGCGGGAGCGTGATCGTCTGTCCGCTGCCGCGTTGACTCAGCAGCACTGCACTGGTGTCGGCCCTGACCTGGACCTCGTTGGTCGACCGGATCGTCCACCGGGCCTTGGTCTGGGCGGTCGCCGGCAGCTGCAGCAGCAGGCACTCACCGGGCACGTCGAGGTTGAGGGTGAAGTTGCGGATCAGTCCGGGGCCGTCGTAGGCGAACAGTTCGTCGACGAGCTCCTTGACGGCAGCTTCCAGTGCCC